GGTCTACTCGGGATCGTCGCCAGTCGGGAAGGTGTTGGTCACTGGCAAGTGGGCGTATAGCCTGACCGCACCACAGGACATCTACGAGGCGACGCTGTCACTGGCGGAACACCTGTACAAGAGTCCCGACACGAGCGCATACACCGCAGCGGTCATGAGCTCGGACGGCGTCCCGCAGATGCCGCCCGGCATTCCGTCACGAGTGAACAAGGTGATCGCGACATACGCGAGGAGGGTGTCATGAGCTGTCAGCTCGTCGCCATCGTCGACGCGGTCGCAGCGCTGAGTGTCTCGCCGATCACCCGGGTACTGCGTGGCACCACGCTCAAAAACTCCATCGCATCGGCCGACGTCCCGCTTCGGATCATCTCCGCGGTCGGGATGCGTTCGTCGGGAATGAAGCCGATGAGCATGACCTCCAGCCCGCTACTGACTGCACTGTGGTCAGTGACCGACCTGGCACTCATTCGGCCCGCCGGGCTGGGTATGGGCCTGCGGGATGTTGCGTTCGGGATGGAGCAGTACATGGCGACCTATACCGACGTGATGCGGGGTCTGCGGTCGACCACGTGGTCGCTGGATGATACGCAGTTCGCGGCGCGCGTGGTCGAGTGGCCAGCACAGTCCGGGTCGTGGTTCGATGCAGTCGTCGTCACCCACGTCATCAAAGAAATCGTTCAATAGGAGTACATCATGCCACAGACAACAGCAGCGATCAACGGGATCGCCTCGACCGTATCGATCAAGGTCGCAGCCGGGTCATACGTCGACATCAGCGGTTCGACCCAATCCATCGACGCCGCGACCGCAACCATCGCCAACAGCGACACGTACACCCTGGACGGGTCGGCGGCTATTATCCTTTTGGGCAAGGTGGAACCGGTCGACGTGACCGTCAACATCCTGTATACCGAGGTCACCACGACCGAAGCATTCATGATCGTTAGTGCCGCATTCGCCGCAAAGAGTGCAGTTCAGGTCAAGTGGGTACCACGTGGCGCGGGATCGGGTGCGAACACGATCGAGACCAACGCGACCGGATACATCACATCCATCGACTACCCAGCGATTGACTCGACGAGCGCTGACGCCATTATGGCCAGCTTCACTGTTCGGTGTCCCGGCATCACATACACCGACGTCGCATAATACGGGCGTGCGGTCATGGTGGGGCGTGACCGCGTGCCAACATTTAGCCCCACCCATTTTTATACAGGAGCATCCCCACAATGCAATACACCATTGACGACAACAAACTGACCATCGGCGACTTGATCAAACTGCAAACCGCGAACAGCGACATCGCGACGATGGTGTCGATTTTGCGCAAATGCGTGGAGGTCGAAGACGGCGAATTCGAGGACGTGCCAGCTAAGCACTTCCCGGTCATCGTCAAAACCATTATGGCGTCGCTCAATCCACCAATGGGAAACTAAAGACGGCGCTGACCGCTCACCTATGGGTCGGCGAGGCGGCGCCAATGCAATATATTCGGCTCGTTATGTGTCGCGACGTGTACCACTGCACCCCGGCGCAACTCGAGGAGGTGCCCTGGCGGACGATCCAGGAGGATTTGTTCATGATGGGCGTCGAGCGGTCGGTACAAACGCGTCGAGGTAAAAAGTAATGGCTGAAGAGACGGTATTAATCCGATTTAAATCGGACGACGAGGTCAGCAAAACGACCAAGGCTGTCAACGACGGGCTGCAAAATGTCGGCACCAACGCCGGCAAGGCGAGCTCGTCGTTTTCGGGTATGGGGTCGGTGATGACTGGCGTACTGCAGGGTATCGGCCAGGGGCTGGTCGGGATGGCGTCGCAACTCGGAGGCAAGGCATTAAGCGCAGTCACCGACTTTGTGAGCGGTTCCATCCAGGAGGCCGCGGAATGGAACTCGGTATTCGCACAGACCCAGGCGGTCATCGAGTCGACCGGTGGTGCCGCTGGCATCACTGCGGAAGAGATGGCAAACCTCGCAACAAACCTGAGCGCATCGGCTGGGGTGTCGTTATTCTCCGATGATGCCATCCTCGGGGCCCAGAACGTCCTGGCGACGTTTACCAACATCGAAGACCTGCAGTTCGCGGGAGCGACCGAGGCAATCCTCGACATGAGTCAGGCGCTGGGGATGGACCTGGATTCGGCGGCGATGCAGGTCGGCAAGGCGTTAAACGACCCGATCAAGGGCATCGCGGCACTGTCTCGGTCTGGCGTACAATTCACCGCCGATCAGGAGGCCATGATCAAGGCCATGGTCGAGACGGGCAACGTCGCCGGGGCTCAGGAGCTGATGCTGGCGGAACTGAACACGCAGTTCGGCGGCTCGGCACAGGCTGCGGTGAACACCTACGCGGGCCAGCAGGTCATACTGCAGGAGAAAATGGCAGGCATCCAGCAGACCCTCGGCGAGGCGCTCATGCCGCTGATGATGCAGTTCGGTACATTTATGTCGGACACCCTGGTGCCAATCCTGGCGAATGTGGTCGGCGGTATCGCTGACTTCATCAACGGGATGAACGAATCGGGTACCGCGTCGGGTATTTTCGACACCCTGCGTAATGCGATCGCCGCGGTCCCGGGCGTGCTGGCGCTGATGGGATCGGGCCTGCAGACCGTGGCGGCATTTTTCCAACCGCTGGCCGATGCGGTTATGGGGTTGGTGAATGTGATTGTACCGTCGATGGTGGCAATGGGTGGTGCCATCATGGAGTATCTAGCATCACCCCAGGTCGCCGCATTCATTCAAACAATATCGACGTTATTCGTCACACTGGCTAGCACCGTCCAGGACATCCTCGTACTGGCGTTTAATTTACTGACCATCGCGTGGGGCTATTTGGTCAGCGCATTTACAACCATGTGGCCATACATCCAGACTGTCCTCGATACATTCCTATCATCGGCGACGATTGTAATCGACTTCGTGACCGGTCTACTGACCGCATTGTCGCAACTCGTCAAGGGTGATTTTTCGGGAGCCTGGACCACGCTAAAAACGACGGTCGGCACGGCGCTGACTGACCTGTGGGGATTTTTTATCAAGCTCAAAACCAACCTGACGACATTTTTCGACGAGGTCAAGCCCGAGGTCATCAAACTCGGGACGACGATGATTCAGGGCATCGCGGACGGCATCAAAAGCGGTGCATCTTGGATCAAGGACGCGCTACTGGCGGCGGCTCGTGATGCGTGGTCGGCGGTGACGGGGTGGTTCAGTGGCCAGGGTGCAGACAGTGGCGGCGATGGCGGCGACGGTGGCAGTGATACGCGCGGACGGTCTGCGACGGCTGGCGGCCGCGTCAATTCAAACGGGGTCGTCTACAATCTGACCATGCACGCGTCATACGCTGGCAGTCAGTCCGAATCGTCCCTGATTAATGACGCACGGGCCTGGATGATGACGCTGGGGGCCGAATAATGATTCTACAAATGATACGCGGATCGTACACCTGGCAATTCAACGTCGAGAACGGTGGATACTCGGGGGCGACGGTGTACGTCACCGGGGCAATCAATTGGGGCGAACCTCCGATTACCCGCATCACGCAGCGCGGGCCGTTCCAAAACGGCGACACCGACATCGACTATCGCATCAATCCACGCGTCATCAATCTCCCCATTGTTGTGCCGGCTGGCGGATATGACGAGATGATGAACGAGCGCGAGAAGCTGATGCAGATGTTCAAACCGGGGAACGATACGATCATCCTTGAGCACATCATCAACGAGACATCGGCGCCAGCGTTCCAGATTCGTCGACGTATCGCGCTAAAGGTCGCCGGCGGTCTGCAGATGGACACGCTCCCGGGCGAGTTCAACATTCGGACGGTCGTACAACTGCGGGCAGCCGACCCGACCTGGTACGACGCCAATCAGAAAACGCTACAACTGACGAACACCATATTCGGTACGCCGACGCCATATCCGAAACCGTACGGGGTGCCGTACGGATCGTCGTCCATTGACAACTTCCAGACCGTGGCGTACTACGGGACCGTTCTGACGCGTCCGATCATCCAGGTGTATGGACCGGTGACGAATCTGTTCGTCGTCGACAGTCTCGGGCATCAGATAAACCTGACGCAACCGGTGCCGAACGGGGACATCTGGACCATCGACCTTCGCGACGGGTACAAAACCATCGTTGATCAAAACGGCGCAAACCAATTCTCGGCCCTTAGTATCGACAGCGATATTATCAACTGGGGAATATTTCCCGAACCTATTGTCCCGTACGGTGCAAATACCATCAGCGTGGGCGGTACTGGCACCTCGGGGATTACTGCGGTGTACGCGCTATACTACGACCGATACGCTGGTATTTAAGGAGTATCTACAATGACTGAGCAATCCATCGGTATGGAAACGGGAACGGGAACACCGTTCGGGGACGGGAACGTCGGGACCGGCTACGCATCGACGCGGATGGTCGCGATGGAAACGAAAACATTATCGGACGGCGTACTACAGACCGGGTCGCTGTTGGCGATGACTGGCAATGGTACGAACACGCTGTCGATCGCATCAGGGGCCGCCATCGTCGGCGGTTATTTCTACGAGAACACATCATCGAAGTCGATCGTCATCACATCGCTGGCCAATGGCACCTACAACGTCGCAATCCTGGTCAATTCGACCCCGGGCACGCTGACCGTCTCGCGAACCGTGTCGGGTACCACGGTCCTCGCTAAAACCGTCCGACTCGTGGTGGCTACTGATGCGATGGTGACGACTTGGATCGGCCTGGGATATTCTTATCTCATCCTAGGAACCGTGCAGATTAATAGCGCGCTGATTACCGCATCAGGCATCACGCCAAATTATGCCATGTATGGAACGACCACGCAGCTCCCGTACCAGGCATACGCCAGTATGACGGGCGGCACCGCCACGCTAACCCTGGCCAATACGTCGTATGATTTATCAAGTTTTGCCACACCGACAACGTCGGGCGAGGGTCTGATCGTCGCGGATAACATCAACAACACAATGACCGTCAAACGCGCGGGCATGTATTTGATAACAGGATCGTGCGCATTCTCATCTGGTACCACCGGCAATCGTTTGGTCACAATCAACGTAAACGGCGCCAACGTATCTTCAACACGTCAAGCGGCCGCCGGTGTGGCAACGCAGACAATCACACAAACCGCGATTCATATCTTGGCGGCATCTGACGTCGTCAAAATCGTATTGCAGACGTCGCTTGCGGGCCAATCTGTGGCGAGCGGTCTTTTTAACGTGGTTCGCGTGTAATGGCACCGACGTCATTTTTTACATTGTACGAATCGGACGGTACACCGGTGGGCATCATCAACCCACTGAGTTATTCAGTGGCGCACCAGGTGAACAACCCGTCCGTTCTCGTCCTGACGTTCGACCTCCGATCCGACATCGCGGCACAGGTCGACATCGAATCTATCGTGCGCATGGTACGCAGCGACCCCGAGGCCGGGATGAACGCGTACGAGGAATTCGTCGGAGCGGTACGCAAGACCCGACGCAGTTACGGCGTGAATCCGATGATGGAAATAATCGTCGTCGACGCCATGCGCATCCTGCAGGACCGCATCGTCGCATGGTATCCCAACCTCCGCGGCGTGTCGTGTTTTATGCCGTCATTTTATCCGACGGCGTCGTCGATCATTCGGAATTTATGGAACTACAACGTCGGGAGCGCAGCCAACGGGGCACCGCCATTTTTGACCGCAGACCTCGGTCGTCGATACGCGTCGAATCTGTCTCGATGGACTGACGGCCGATTGACGGGTGCAGTCAGTGCGACGGATACGGGGATCGGCACCGGCTTTGCGCTGGCATGTTCGGGCGAGAACGTCCTGATTACGATGCAGAAGGTCGCCGACGTCGCGTCTATCGATTTTGAGGTGCGGTTCGATATTACCGCAATGTCGTATACACTGTTCTACGCGCTGACCCTGGGGGCCGACCGAACCGCGGTCGTCAAAATGACACAGGCGAACAACACCATCGGGATGTTCGAGTACACCACGGACGCGACGACCTCGCCGACGTGGGTGATCGCCACGGGCAAGGGCAAGGACAAAGCCATGTTGCGCGGGTCGTATCCATCGCCAGCGCCAACGGGAACCGGGCTTCGTGAGGTGTTGATCAAGGGCGGCGACGCCGAAACGGTCGCACACCTGACCGCGCTCGCGACGCGTCGATGGCGCCAGGAACAACGCAAACAAAAGGCGTACAACATCGAGGTACTGCAGTCCGCCACGTGGCAATACGGCCGCGACTATTTTCTCGGGGACCTGGTGACGGTGTCGCCAGACTCCATCAATTCATTCACCCGCAAAGTATACGGCGTCACACTCGCCGGCGATTCGTCGGGCGTACAGGAGGTACAGATTGACCTCGCAAACCCCTAATAAAGCCGCAATGGTAAACGGCCGACTGGTGCAACTGGAACGAGGCGATAATGCGATATTTATCAGCCTGACCCGCACCTCGACCCTCAGCATCACAACCGCCGGCACCATCGTCACCTGGCAGTCACTCATCGACGCGGGCTGCGCGGCGTCGTGGAGCGGGTCGAATATTACGGTCCCGGTATCGGGCTATTATTCATTGACCATCAAGGGTAGCTTCGCAGCGAAGGACAGCGTCACCGGGGACGTGATCGTCAACGGCGTCGAGGTCTGCACGATGGGCACCGGTGACAGTAAGGATACAAAGTTCCGACTGACCGCGACCCGATTTTATAAGGCCGACGACGTGGTGCAGATTCGACTCACCATGGCGTCAGCGACGCACACACTCCAGGTCGTAACAGAAGACAGTGCAGGGGAATCACCTATATGTCACATGGTCCTATTGTGATTTACAAAATATACGACCCGCTGACGATCACGTACGAGTACTACGACGCGTACGGTGCATTGTATGCAGTCGTCCCCGCTGATGCCATCGTGTCGGAGCGGCCGTTCACCTATGACGAGGCAATGACCGCGCTACGCAAGGAGCGGACTCGTCGCCTCGAGGCGTGCGACTATACCCAGCTCGCCGACGTCGGCATCGATCCCGTGACCGTCGAGGCCTGGCGGGTGTATCGACAGCAGCTCCGCGACATCACCGACGGGCTAGTATGGAACGTGACCACCTGGCCAGACAAACCGGTATAATGACACCGTCGCGGTGTCCTATTCGTGGCAGAACTGCACCGCGACAACCATGGTATAATTGATCATCCGACGCGGCATCCTTTCTCCGTATCGGGTCACCTAACTCCGCATGAATGCCGCTCCATATGGGGCGGCATTCGTGTATAATCAGACTACTCCCGGGATGTCCGGGTACTATCACGTTATGCTATACATCGAACCCCTCGCAGGCTAGTGCGAGGGGTTCGGTGTCTGCTATTTACGGGATGCGTGTCGTTAGGTGCACACGCGTCACACATCGACGTCGGTCGTCACCGAGCAGGGTGAACAGGCGGGCAGTATACATTTAGTGACCGTCTGTATCCGTGGGTATTGTAGCATACTTAAAACTGGTGTATGCAAAAAGCCCCACATCGATTAAGACGTGGGGACTCTTTGTGTCTGCTGTCTGCGTAATGAATGCCGTTAGGTGCACACGCGGCAAACACTGCGCCAGTCGTCACCGAGCAGGGCGAACAATCGGGCAGTGATTACGATATCTGGTGACCGGCTGTTGTCGCGTCTGCATTATAGCACGGATTCGACCCGTCGGCTATTGCAAATAATCTCATTGTCAAATATCAAATATTAGTACTTGACACGCTATACAGTATAGTCTATACTACAGACGGGTTAGGAATTGACTACATGAAAGGTGACGACCATGAGCGCAGCAGAGTACATCGCCAAGGGTGACCGTATCGGCAAGATGATGACCGCAATCACACAACGCCACATCCGGAACGGCAACTGGGCACGGGTAACAATCCTGACGGGCCGGCTCGTCAAGCTGTACACCCACCTCGACCGGGTGGTATCGATGGACGCTGGCAACTAGATCAACGCATACGGCGCCCGGCGAATGTCGGGCGCCAGACAGGAGAGATCACCATGGCATCTGCAGGATTCAACATTAACGACTATGTCACCGTGGCGGACCGTGTCGCGATGGCGCACGCCGAGGGATGGATTCAGTCTATTCTGACCGAGGCCCCGGTCATGATGACCGCAACGATGGGGTACATCCGTGCAACCGTCACGTTCACCGACGGGACACGGGCCGATGGGATCGGGTCGTTCCGCCTCGATGACACCGCACGCAACGCACAGAAAACCAACCCGCTGGAGGATGCCGAGACGTCCGCGGTCGGGCGGGCCCTGGCATTCCTGGGGATGGACACCAAGCGTCAGAAGGTCGACGTCAAACCACCGGCCCGGCGGTCCATCGCCAGCGCTGAAGAGGTCGCCATCGCCAAGGGTCGCGGCGACCTGCAGAACGTGCTGTCGATGGAGAAAACCATCAAGGCGGTCCGCGACCTGCACGCACAGGTCGTCGCGGCCGGGGTCACCGTCGAGCACGAGCTGGCGGGATTGGCCATCGATCAGCTGGCATACGACGAGCTGATCACCTATGGCAAACACCTCCGCACCCTGGTACCACGCTAAACAATCGACCGGCGCCCGGCAATCGTCGGGCGCCAGACAGGAGAGAACGACATGCACATCACCGAACCACGATTCCAACTGATGCAGCGATTGACCGTCTCGATACGTGCGGTCAGCGACGAGCGGGTACTGCGTACCGAGACCCTTATCGCGGCCCCGTCTCGACCCCTGGCGCGTCGCGTGATCGCCATGCTGGACTATGCCGACATTGAGTACGGGACACGCACGTACGCCGACATTCGCAACGACCAGGGGCAAGACATCCGACCGGCCGAGTCAGCCTGGTACCTGGTGACCCGATCGTGTCGGTCGATGAATAAACAATCATGAGGAGGGCGGAACCGATGGAGAACGTGATCGATTGGGAGTGGGTGCGTTCAGACGACACCGAGATGGAATTCACCCTGGTACTGGGGACGACGGAACGGATCGCCAGCTACAAAACGAACGGCCACATCGTCAACCTGGAAAACCTCGTCAAAATTCCGCGGCTGATGCAGTCGCACGTCGATTTTGTCATCATAAAATTGGGGTGCGGGTGCGAGTGGAAGGCGACGAGCCAGACCCAGGGCGTGAACCGCATCTGCGATCAGCACTACATCCGGGACATCGTCGACGATGCGGAGGCGATCATCGATGCAGCGGAGGCAACCATTGGCAACGATTGACAACGACATCCGCCAGGTCGTCGAGGAGCTGGCGGAACTCCTCCGACGGTCGGCGGTGGCATACCCCACAGAACAGCAGCGCATCCGCATCAGACTCCTGAACGCACGACGCACCGTACTGGCCCGGGTGATATTGCAACGCAACAAAGAACACGAGGAGGCGACACGATGAGAAAAAAATTCGCGGAATCTGACGTGATTGTTTTGCACGAGTTCCCTAAGATTGGTAGCTACGAATTGATAACAATTGTCGATAACGCAAAACGCGGCTATACCAATCCAGCAGTTGCGCGCTACAAATCTTCATTCATCACATTAGAATCGGGCATGAACTGGTTGAAAAGATATCCGCAGAAGTATGCGAGGGCTGTGGTAACAATTCCTCGCCATGCCTGGACATTGGAAGAACCGTGGTTTAGTGATTTTGCTATCGGTGACTTCACCACACGAAATGTGCTGAGACGTTCAATGGATTTTGTAGACTTGGCGGAGACGTTTAACTATCAGATGCACGAAGTGGCAAAACAACCCGGACACGAAAACCTACTGAAAGGAATTGGCCAGCGATGACCGAACAGACGATCAACGAACAGATGATGGCACTATTCAGCGACTATCGCGAGCTCCAGTCTGAAATTATGGCGCTCGAGGCGATGGCGGACGAGAAAAAGGCGGCACTCAAACAGGCAGCCGTCGCGCTGG